TTCCATGAAGAGGTTCATAGATTGTGATTGATCAATAAAACGACCCCTATCCGCCGCCATGTCAATAATACATTTCTGACTAATTTCCCACACGGTTTTGTAAAGAGTCTTGATATCATCGGGGATGTCTACGATATTTTGAATTGAACCACCAGCCTTAACCATAAGGTCTTTCATTTCCTTCGACCAGAGACCACGTTCCTTTAGAGCATTCACGAGATGATTGTTTACAACCACAAATTCACCGGCGAGTGTGCGGCGCAAATAGATGTTAGTCGTGTAAGGTTCAAAGCATTCGTTATTACCCAAAATTTGAGCAGTTGAAGCTGTTGGCATGGGGGCGAGAAGGAGACTGTTCCTAAGACCCTTAGTCTTTACGCGTTCCTTCATTGCGTTCCAGTCGTAGCGACCACTGAATTTTGTATCTCCATCCCACATATCTGGTTGAAGAATACCTTGGGATGCTGGAGAGCCCTCGAAGGTCTCGTACGAACCATCCACCTCTGCGAGTTCAGAACTGGCCTCAAGAGCTGCATGATAAATAGTCTCAAATATATGAGCATTCATAGTTCTAGACTCTTCACAGTCAAATGGAAGACCACATAGGATGAAAACATCTGCGAGACCCTGTACACCTAGACCAATGGGACGATGTCTCATGTTGGAACGCCTAGCGGTTTCCACTGGGTAGAAATTTCTATCGATGACTCTGTTTAAGTTCCGGGTGACAGTCTTTGTGACTTCATGGAGCTTGTCATAATCGAAGGTTTTCGTTTCCTTGTTTACATACTTTGGAAGTGCAATAGACGCCAGGTTGCACACCGAGGTCTCATCTTTGTCTGTATATTCAATAATCTCAGTACACAGGTTAGAACTCTTAATCACACCCAAGTTCTTCTGGTTCGACTTTGAGTTACAGGCATCCTTATACAACATATAGGGAGTTCCAGTCTCTGTTTGAGATCTGAGAATAGCCTTCCATAAATCGGCAGCAGGCAGAGTGGTGTTAGCTAGGCCTTCTTCTTCGTATTTGATGTAGAGCTCTTCAAACTCCTTACCGTAGACATCAGAAAGACCCTTCGCCTTATCTGGGCAAAAGAGTGACCAGTTACCATTCTCCTCAACTCTCTTCATGAAAAGGTCTGGAATCCAAAGGGCGGAAAAGAGATCTCGGCAACGTGCTTCCTCGTCACCTTGGTTGAGACGAAGTTCCAGAAATTCCAAGATGTCCGCGTGCCAAGGTTCTATGTAAACGGCGATAGATCCCTTACGCCTACCAGCTTGATTGACGTAGCGTGCCGTGGCGTTGAAGACCCTAAGCATTGGGATAATTCCATCGGATTGACCATTGGTGCCCCTAATACGGGACTTATTACTGCGAATATCGTGGATATGCATACCGATACCACCAGCCCACTTTGAAATTTGAGCACATTCGGTCAGAGTCCCGTAAATGCCATCGATTGAATCACCCTTATTTGCGATCAAAAAACAAGAAGACATTTGTGGACGAGGGGTTCCTGCATTGAAAAGTGTTGGAGTCGCGTGAATGAAGAGACCACGTGACATCTTATCATAGGTTTCAATGACAGCTGGGATATCTTTACCATGAATGCCTATGGCTACACGCATAAACATGTACTGAGGCGTTTCTACGAGTCTACCATCAACACGTTGGAGGTAACTCTTCTCCAGAGTCTTGATACCGAAATATCCAAAGTCAAAATCCCTATCAGTATCGATATTATCCTTCACCTTGAAAGCAACTTCCGAAACCTCTTCTGTGATAATACCAGCCTTCAGAAGCTTTCTCATAGCGAGATGAAAGTTGTTTGGACAAACCTTTTGAATGTTACTCGCCACAATACGAGTGGCGAGAATTTCATAGTCTGGGTCAGATGTAATCATTCCGATGCATATTTCGGCAGAGAGTGTATCTATTTCTTGCGCGGTGATCTGATCGTACATAGATGAGAAAACCTGTTGAGCAACTTTGGAAGAGTCGCAATTTTCAGAAAGTCCATACGTTAAATTCTTGATCCTGTTGGTGACATTGTCAAATTTCATATCCTCAACACGACCTGAGCGTTTAATTACCCTCATATACTTTCCATTCTAATTTTATTTTTAACTTACTTCTTTCCTAAAGATAAATCGGCGCTTCGGACGGTAGCTGTTCCTAGGGTTTCCATTCTACGGTCGGGCTGAAGAAGATAGGTGTTCACATAGAAGGGACCAGTCTCACCAGGCTTCGCGACTGGAGCATAAGAACCAACAAAGCAGGAGGGAGCATTACAAGGGATTGTGTCGACAGAATTTGGACCTTTGGCGTAAGCCTCGTTAAAGTCCGAGTAGTTCAGCATTTACTATTATCACATAATTTTTTTCCGGGTGTATATTAAATGAGTAATCTTCATCTGAATTCTGTCAAGCAGTGTGAGACTCCATTGAACGGATTATTCTTTTCTGAATTCAATAAAAATATCCTTCAGCGTGGGATTCGTCAGGCGTTTAAGGATCGTACTGGTATATCCATTGATTATCAGAATCCAGATGATCTTTATGGTATCATGCGCGTAGTTTTTATCAACAACTCCGGTAACCACCATAAGGAAGTCAACAAGCAGGTCAAGGCGATGAACGCTCGTGTCATAGAGACGGCGCTGTCTCAAATCCAAACAGGTGTTTCTCAATACATCGCGTACGTGAGCGATATAGACACGACTAGGACTCTCATGGATCAACCAGTTAATACGAGTACCGTCGGGAAAAAGCTTCCTTATAACAAAAAAATTGGGTTATGAGTTAACTATATTAAAGTTACGAAGTGTACCTAAATTAAGTATGAGTCTTAACTATTACAAAAATGAAACCGAAAGAGTATGTAAATCAAAGGGGTGGGATAGAGCACCCGTAGACACAGTTTGGCTTCTTCTGTCTGAGGAAGTTGGTGAACTTGCGTCCGCGATTCGTCAATACAAGAAGATGTACAAAAAGACGAATCTCAAGAAGGATAGGGGTACAGACGTTATGATGGAAATGGGAGATGTATTTAGCTACCTTTTTCAACTCGCTCATATGTTGAATATTGACCTAGATCAAATGTGGGAAGAACATCGGTTTAAAATGAATGACAAGAAATATAATCTGAAGTAATAGTAATTATGAGTAAGTTTATGCTCAATGACCAAGATGCTATTAATGACGTCAACCCGTTTGTCAAACATGATTTTTCCCTTCCAGGAAGTGTAAGACAGACTGGGGATTTTGATAACTTTTCTAAATCTCCCACAGGGGAGGGTATAATTGGTGCAGATGAAAGTGTGTATTGTAGTTACGCCTTATGCGAAACTGCTGAGAAGCCAACCACCGTGTTCAAAAACATTCATCCTAGAAGGAACATAGACACGGGGTTTAATTGTGAGGAAGATGATAAGGTTAAAGTTGGTGTCGCTAAGGAGGAACAAATTCCCTACTTTGGTATCTTTATCATGACCATCTTCATAGCTCTTGTTGTATCAATTGTAAGACGTTGAAGAAATACTCTAAACGATCTATTTTGATACATTCATCAATAGAATGGTGTAAATGTTTTCTACAAAACTTAATAATAAAATCTCTCTGCCAAGCACTTTTCATATTTATAATGGGTGGCTGGAAGCTGGGATCTAGAATTTTAGTAGCATGTGTAAGACGGATATACGTCTTGATATCGCGTTTAGATGTGAGAATATCATCTAGGAGTAGTTCAGCCATTCTCTGTCTAACCTCTACAGTTTTTAAAACCATGATGTCCAAAAACTTAAGATAAGGAATCGTGTGTTTCTTAGACTCGAACACCTGCCAGTCCGCTAGGGGTTCAGTATTCATGTAGTCTGTAAATGTCTGGTACCCCTTCCCACGAATGTACGAATCATACACGATTTCCACGTAAGTGAGATCAGATTCTACATCATGTACGAGTTTTGCACATTTAAAGAAAGAACTCATCTACTCACATAAAGAATATATTCTTTAAACACCTAAGTCGTACTCCAGTGTTCTTTATTTTATGGACAAATGTATTCAACTATTGCAAATAACTCATTTTCCTATCTCCTCACAATTGATGAGTTTAGGAAAGCTTTACCCGAAGATCTGAAACCCTCATGGATCAAGATCACAACTATCACGATGGTTTCCAGTTTCGTTCAAAATATCAATATCAAACGTCTTCGAAGAATTTTTGAAGAGATTGGTACATATAAGATGAAACGATGTGGTTCAAACACACCCGGGTTTGAATGGAAACTTAAACCTACCACTTTCTATAACCAAGTTACACTGACCTACCACGATTCCTACAGTACCAAGTCCGTTAAGGTTTTTCCTAACGGCTCTGTCCAGGTTGCGGGGTGCTGCGATCTCTTTGATTGCAAGCGCATCATTACCCAGCTTATTCACATCTTCAAGGTCTTTCTGAATTTGGAAATTAAAATTCCCGTTGATTCTTTCCGGGTTGTTATGATTAATTCCAACTTCTCTCTCAACTACAACATCAATCTGATAAAGGTGGCTGATTGGTTTGAAAATTACAGTGACATCTTCAAAGTCTCATTTGAACCAGACCGCTATTCCGCCGTGAAAATCAAGTTCAAACCAGCTCATGAAATGAAGGAGATTACTTGTAGTATCTTCAGTACAGGAAAGATTATCATTACAGGAGCTGAGACTCTCAAGGAAATTGCTTTTGCTTACAATATCATTAACCAACACATCAATGAGAAGCCCGATATTCGTGTTTCACGAACAGAGGACACTGATGTCTTTGACATTTTCCTTGGATACAGATGTGATCCATTTATTAAACACTTGAAGGATAAAGGATTCAAATCTTGGGTAAAAACGATCACAAACAGACAAATTAATTTCTAGCTCTATAGTAATTAAAATGTCGCAGCGACTTGGTATGGCCGATGGACGCTGTTTCACTATCAATACTTCAGCCCAACTCTTCAACAATTACGTGATGAAGCAGAATAGCATTCCTTTTGAGGACAACTATTCTTACAGGCAACTCCTTCAAAAGCAAGGACCCGAACTCCTTACCCAGATCCAAGATGAACAAGGAAAAGGTAAGTGCAACACATGTGACAAGCCTCTCGTAGATGCCTCCAAGATCTACTAACTGAGCTAAATCACAGGAAAAACTTTAACACCATACTCTAGAATGTCGACATGTGCGATATGTCTAAACGAAGTCAAGTCGACGAGGAACAATCCTCCGATTCGTTGTGGACACGTATTTCATTCCCACTGTCTAGAGAGATGGAAATCCCAAGGTAAAAACACCTGCCCAACCTGTAGACGAGTATTCGACGTTTCCCAATTTAAAGTAGAAGTTAAGATTCATAATAATTATACACAAGTTTCAAATGTCGTCTCATTAAACGAAGAATCTATGCTATCCGTGCTAGATATGTTTGACGTTTCGTTTGATGCTGATGACGTTTTAGATTTAAACAGTATTTTATCAGACCTTGGGATAACCCTTGCCGACTTTGATTCCGCTATCCTTGACGCAGAAGGATGAACAATACTTATCGTAACTCAACTGAGTATACTTTCTAGATGCAGTACGTGGATCCTTGATTACCTTACCATTAGCATCACCTAAAAGTGGGCCTGTTGCCCATCCACGTTTATGACTAAATACATTAGCATTAAAAATAACACGTTTTCCAACTTTGAATGGCCCAGCCTTCTTGATTCTAGACTCAGGAACTTTGAAATACTTAGCTACCGACTTAATCGTATCACCTGATTTAACCTTATATTCAATGACGCCATGTTGTTTATAGAAATGGAAATCACCTTGTCGAATATAAGTGTTAGGTCTCCCAGAAGAGACAAACATCATGATTTTGTAGTATCCCTTCTTGCATTTTTTGTCCCCATCAACCTTGTATATAGATTTGGGGTTGTCGGAAATAACGCGCTTTGGAAGGTCTTTACAGGTGGTGTAATCATGTTTTACATTAGATAACCCAGACCGATCACCTGGTATGGATTTTTGCCACCGGTACGCTTCATAGTCCCCAACGGCGTAGGCATAACAGTTGTTATTTGGTATACCT